GTTGCCGATCCTGAAGACGTCCTTCACATGTGGTAAGGAGATCCGAGATGAACGAACAGTTGGAATTTAACGTCGGCGAGGGCGAGCAGCCCGCGACCGTACAGGTGCCCGTTGAGGAGGAGGCCCCAAGGCTGCCTCTGGTGACGGAAGAGGAGCCGCGGCAGGCTCGTAAGGAAGAGGAGCTGGACCAGTACAGCGAGGGGGTGCAGAAGCGCATCAACAAGCTGACGGCCCGGCTTCGCGAGACCCAGCGCCGTGAGCAGGCGGCCTTGGAGTATGCCAAGCAGGTGCAGGCCCGGGCTCAGGAGCTCGAGCAGCAGTATGTCCGTACGGACGAGGAGCGGCTGGTTGAGGCCAAGAGCCGGGTTGAGACGCAGGCGGTGGCCCTCAAGCAGATCATCCGCAAGGCCCGTGAGGAAGGTGACATTGACACCGAAACCGAGGCCCAGCAGCGGTTGACCGCCCTGACGATGGAGCAGGGGCAGCTAGACTCTGCCACGGCCCAGCGCCAGGCCTACTTGCAACAGCAGCAGTATGCCGCCCAGCAGGCGGCTTATCAGGCCCAGCAGGCCCAGCAGCCCGCCCAGCAGCAGCAGGTGGACCCGCGAGTGGAGGAGTGGGCGGAAAAGAACAAGTGGTATGGCCGGGACAACGTCATGACCCATGCCGCCTGGGGTATCCACCGCCAGTTGATCCAAGTTGAGGGATTTGACCCCAGCTCGGATGAGTACTATGATGAACTTGACAAACGTATTCGAGACGCCTTTCCCCAGAAGTTTGGGGACGGCGGAGCGAGCACGCAGAGCAGGACCCGTAACGTGCAAACGGTTGCGCCTGCCTCCCGATCCTCCGGGATCAACAACACAGCACGCCGCACTGTCAAATTGACCCCAAGTCAAGTGGCAATTGCTAAAAAGCTGGGTGTTCCTCTCGAGGAATACGCCAAGTACGTGAAGGAGTAACACATGTCGGACGTCAAATTGCCTTCTCTGAACCGCGCTTCGCGCGAGACCGAATCTCGTACGAAGAACGCGCGACGCCGGCCGTGGGCACCCCCTTCCCGTCTTGATGCGCCACCAGCTCCTATGGGATACAAACATCGTTGGATTCGGGCATCGGCAGGTGGGGTAGAAGACCGCACGAACATTGCAGGTCGTCTCCGTGAGGGGTACGAGCTGGTTCGTGGAGACGAGTACCCTGACTTTCCGGTCTCAACGACGGATGATGGCCGACACGCTGGTGTGATCAGCGTGGGAGGTCTGCTTCTGGCACGTATCCCGGAAGAGACGGTTGAAGAGCGCAACAAGTATTACCGCGAACGAGCGAACAACCAAATGCAGGCTGCGGACAACGAGCTCATGAAGAGCAATGCTCATGGAAGCATGCAGATTGAGCGACCGACCCGTAGGTCTCGCGTTTCATTCGGCGGCTCTAAAAAAGCCAGTGAATAACTTTTTTTGAGGATAATCAAATGGCAAATGTAGACAAAGCCTTTGGTCTCCGTCCTCTCGGCAATCTGTCTGCGACTGGTGCTCAGAAGCAGTACGGATACGAGATTGCGGACAACCAGAGTGGGGCGATCTACCAGGGCGACCTGGTGACGATCGTCAATGGCTATGTCGTTAAGTTTCTCCCGGGGACGCATGCTGCGGCTCTCGGAGTGCTTAACGGCTGCTTCTATATCGATCCGACGACCGGCAAGCCGACCTGGAAGAACTTCTATCCGGGCAGCGTCAACATCACCTCGGGCAAGATTGTTGCCGACGTGATCGACGATCCGAGCCAGCTGTTCATCATCCAGGCGGATGAGGACATTGAGCAGTCTGATATCGGCAAGAACGCCGATGTCGTTGGGACGGGCGGAAGCTCCACCACGGGTGTTTCTTCGATGGAACTGGATTCGTCCACCGTCGCGGATACAGCGGCACTGAACCTGAAGATTGTTGGCCTCTGGAATGTTCCGGGCAACGCTCTTGAGAACTTTGCTGTGGTCGTTGTGAAAATCAACGAGCACCTGTATGGCAGCAGCGGCGTCAAGGCCGTAACCTGATTATAGGGGCATAAAGACATGGCAATTTCACGTGCACAACTTGTTAAGGAGCTCGAGCCGGGTTTGAACGCCCTGTTCGGCCTCGAGTACAAGAACTACGAGAACGAGCACGCCGAGATCTACTCGGTCGAGAGCTCTGATCGTGCGTTCGAGGAAGAGGTGATGGAGTCCGGCTTTGCCGAGGCTCCGGTGAAGTCTGAAGGCGCTGGCGTCGCGTACGACCAGGCGCAGGAAGTCTACACCGCTCGCTACACCCACGAGACGATCGCTCTGGCGTTCTCGCTCACCGAAGAAGCCGTTGAGGACAACCTCTACGACCGACTCGCTGCGCGTTACACCAAGGCGCTCGCCCGTTCGATGGCGCAGACCAAGCAGATCAAGGCCGCTGACGTGCTTAACGGCGCGTTCACGACCTCGACTGGTGGTGACGGCAAGCCGCTTTGCGCGACGGACCACCCGACCCTGTCGGGCCCGGACCTCGCCAACGAGCTGGCCGTTTCGGCTGACCTAAGCGAGACCTCCCTTGAGCAGGCTCTGATCGACATCGCCAAGTTCACCGATGAGCGTGGCCTGAAGATCGCTGTTCAGGGCCTCAAGCTCATCATCCCGAAGGAACTCATGTTTACGGCTGACCGTATCCTCAAGTCGACCCTCCGTGTCGGCACTGCGGATAACGACATCAACGCCGTGAAGAACATGGGCATGGTGCCGCAGGGCTACACCGTGAACCACTTCCTGACCGACCCGGACGCCTGGTTTATCAAAACCGACGCCCCGAACGGCATGAAGATGTTCCAGCGTGTTGCCATCAAGACTGGTTTCGAGGGCGACTTCGACACCGGCAACGTGCGGTACAAGGCTCGCGAGCGCTATAGCTTCGGCTTCAGCGACCCGCGGGGCATCTTCGGCTCGCCCGGCGCTGCCTAATAGCGGCAAACAGGAGGGGGTCGAAAGACCCCCTTCTTTTATTGGATTTCCTGACGTATAGTTAAGCTGTTCCGGGGCAATCCAGGTACGTCTGACAGACCCGGCTGACGACATGCAGACAGCCGTACCTAACTCGCATGTGAGGACAACATGGCTGTTACGCATTTTTCTGGCCCGCTTCAGTATTCGGGCAAAGGCACCGTCACGGGCGCCTGGGGCACCGATCTTACGATCGCTGCGAATAACAACGTGGTCGAGTACATAGACGACTTTCTTGGCGTCGCTCTCGATAGCACCAACGACTGGACCGTGGTTAAGGACTCTGGCGCGACTGCCGGCATCCTTGCCGACACGGTCAATGGCCTTCTCGAGCTGACTTCGGCTGCCACCACGGACAACGACGGCGCGTCGGTCCAGGGTAACGAGGTCTACAAGGCCGCCGCGGACAAGACCATCTGGTTTGAGACCCGCCTCCAGTGCAACGACGCCGATCAGACCGACATTTGCGTCGGGCTCACCGTTAACTTTGCGACCAACCCGGAAGCCATGTTGACGGCTGCCGATCGCATCGTGTTCCAGGTGGACGATGGCAATGCCTCGATCCTCTGCAAGACGGAGTCGGGCGGCACCGAGACTTCGACGGACTCGGGTGTGGACCTTGTTGACGACACCGACGTCACCCTTGGTTTCCGCGTGAGCGGCACGGGCCAGGTGGAGTTCTTCGTGAACCGCAAGCTTGTTGCGACGCACACGACCAACATCCCGACCACGGAGTTGGCGTTGGCGGCGATGTCTTTGTCGGGGAGTGCCTCTGGCACCCGTTCGACGAAACTCGACTACCTCTTCGCCTCGGCGACGCGCTAAAAAACGGAAGCGCCCCGGGTCAGCAATGATCCGGGGCGATCCGGCTTCACCTAGACAAAGGAAGCAGAACAATGAGTTTTGCAAGTGACGTCAAAGCCAAAACCGTGATTGCTTCGGGCGACGCGGTAAATGGTCGCACGCGTGTTCAGGGCGTGTATTTCACCAATTCAGCGACTGCCTCGAGCTTTACCCTTAAAACGGGCGGTTCCGCGGGCACTACGATTCTTGACATCAAGACTCCGGCGGCTGCTGGGGCCTACGATCTCATCATTCCCGATGACGGAATTTTGGCGACGGATGGCGTGTATGTCACCCTCGCCGATGCCGAGGTCAAGAGCGTTACCGTGCTGTACGTGGGTGGGGCACCGGCGTAATGCCTGGTTTCATGGGCATTGCGCTGCGTGGAGGCGGTGCCGTGCGCAAGGGCATGGGCATCAAGACCTCCGTTAAAAGCGGCAACTTTCGCCCTACGAAGCAGGGCGCAGGCATGACCCGACAGGGCGTGGCTGCGTATCGCCGTGCCAACCCCGGAAGTAAGCTCCAGACGGCCGTGACGGAAAGCAATCCGAGTGCTGCCCGGGCCAAACGACGCAAGTCGTTTTGCGCGCGTTCCGCCGGTCAGATGAAGATGTATCCAGAGGCGGCCAAGGATCCAAACAGCAGGATCAGGCAGGCTCGCCGGCGATGGAAGTGTTAGCCGATGGAGATCATGATCTGGAACATCATCCTGTCCGCGATAGTGACCGGGATGGGGTTCATGCTAAAGGGTAAATTTGACGAACTGGCTCGGTTGAACATTCTGCTCAACCGGACCCGTGAAGAGATTGCGAGAGATCACATCACTCGCAGAGAGGTGGACGATCGGATCGAAAAGTTTGTCGCACACGTCGATCAACGGTTCAATCGTCTTGAGGCTAAATTGGACGAAATTCGCAGCGCGAGGGAGTAAGTTATGCCTGGCAAGTTAAAGATGGTGATGAAAGGCGGGAAGAAGGTTCCGGCCTTTGCTGCCGACGGCGTCGGCAAGATGAAAAAGGATGGCATGGCCGATAAGAAAGGCCGTGCTATGAAGAGCAAGAGCAAAGACGCGCGCGGTCGCGCGATGCGAGGGTACTAATATGGCAGGTCGTGGAATGGGTTGTGCCGTCCGTGGCGGCGGCGAAGTGGGCAGTGGCCCGAAAAACAAGATGCTCTCTGAGCCCAGCAAGAAGACCGGCAAGGTCTTGATGATGGCCGTGGGGGGCGATGTCAATCAGCACAAGCGCATGGCCATGGGCATGACGGGCGGCGGGATGCCTGGCGGCTACAAGAAGGGCGGTGCGGCTAAGAAGAAGATGAAGGTCAAGAAGATGCGCATGGGCGGATCCTGCGGCTAATCGATGGCTACGTCAGGCACTACAGACTTCAACCTGTCGATTGACGATCTGGTTGAAGAGGCATTTGAGCGTTGCGGCATGCGGGCGACGAGCGGTTATCAGCTCAACTCCGCACGCCGCTCGCTCAATTTGCTGTTTCTGGACTGGGCCAACCGTGGCTTGAACCTTTGGACCATTGAACAGGCGACTTATACGCTGACGCAGGGTGTCAAAGAGATCACATTGCCTACTGATACGGTCAATGTGCTCGAGGCGATCATTCGCCAGAATAGCCAGGGCATCAACAGTGATGTTTACATCGAGCGTATCAGCCGCGAGGACTACCTGAACGTCCCGAACAAGACCTCTGAGGCTCGGCCGGCGCAGTTTTACGTACAGCGCGCCAATCCGACCAAGGTTTTCTTCTATCCGGCGGCGGATCAGACGTATACCTTCGTGTACTACCGCATTCGGCGCATTCAGGATGCGGGGGTGTACACCAACACGGCGGACATCAACTTCCGCTTCTTGCCATGCTTGGCTTCTGGGCTTGCGTACCAGCTTTCGCTCAAGTTTGCCCCGGATCGGACGGCTGCGCTGAAGGCCATCTACGAAGAAGACTTCAACCGGGCTGCGATGGAGGATCGGGACACTGCCAGCGTGCAGTTTGTGCCCGACATGGGCGTCTAATGGCCTACGCAACCGGCAAATTTTCGTATGGGCTGTGCGATTTCTGCGGCCAGCGGTACCCCTACAACGTCTTGCGCAAGCAATGGCAGGGGTTCATGGTCTGCCCGGACGATTACGAGCCGAAAGAGCCCCAGTTGGAGCCTTTGCGGTACCGCGGAGACGCCATTGCGCTGCGCGATCCGCGCCCAGACCGCATTGAACCCGTCTCGGTGTTCGTTGGAGCGCCTGGTTTTACGGCTTTTCAGAGCTATGGATCGGTCCTTAACACGGCTGATATGCGTCCGTATGTGCTAGGACAGGCGCTGATTGCCTTGGGTACGGTCGGATCGGTCACGGTGACGGTCACATGAACTACAGCGAGCTCGTTACGAACATCAGAAACTACTCCGAAGTGGGTAGTAACGTCTTTACGGATGCCGTAATCAACAACTTCATCACTTTCGCGGAGAATCAGATCCTCCGCGAGATCGATTTGGACGTTTTTAAGCTCGAAGTCAGTGGAAACATGACTTCCGGCAACAAATTTCTGACCGCCCCGAGTGACATCCTCACTCATCGTTACATGATGATCACCTCGGGCAGCGATCAGATCTTTTTGGACTTCCGTGACACTTCCTTCATGAAGGAATACTGGCCCAACGGGGCCAGCACGGACGTCCCCAAGTACTATTCGGTGTGGGACCAGAACACGTTCTACATTGCGCCCACCCCGAATGCGAACTTTGTGGTCGAACTTGGCTACATCTACCGCCCTGCGCAGCTTTCGTCGACCAATACGACGACTTGGATCAGCAATAACGCCCCGGAAGCCCTGTTTTATGCCTGCATGATTCAGGCGTACAGCTACACTAAGGGGCCGCCGGAGATGATGCAGTACTTCCAGAACTCGTACCGTCAGGCGATCCAGGGTCTCGGCATCGAGCAGCAGGGACGCCGCCGCCGCGACGAGTACCGTGATGGTATGATCCGCATCCCGGTTAAATCGGAGTCGCCCGGCCCATGATCACTGTAGAAATGCCCGGACTAACGAACGGCGTGCAGGTCGTGACCACGGACTCCCGTGGTTGGGCGGCCGACGAGCTCGCTCAACGGGCCGCGGACAAGATTATTTTCGTCGGTGACCAGTCACACCCGGTCATTCAGGCGCAGGCGCGGGTCTTCAAGGACCGCGTCAAGCATGTGGTCGCCTTCTATCTGAAGGAGGCCGTCGAGCAGGACCGTGCCACGATCGCCCAGCGCCTTCGTGAAGCGGGGCATCCAGAGCTGGTTCATCTTTTAGGAGAGTAGAAATGGCATTTTCAGGCAACTTTATGTGCACCAGCTTCAAGGTGGAGCTGATGAGGGCGGTGCACAACTTCACGGCTAGCACGGGCAATACCTTCAAGCTCGCGCTGTACGACAACAGTGCCTCGTTCACCGCGGCGACTACGGCATATACGGTCACCAACGAAGTAGCGAACTCCGGTACCTACTCGGCGGGCGGCGGTACGCTGACCAATGTCACCCCGACCTCGAGCGGCACCACGGCCTTTACGGACTTTGCGGATCTTTCGTTCACGAGCGCGACGATCACGGCCTTTGGGGCGATGATCTACAACGACTCGGCGGCGGGCGACCCTTCGGTCTGTATCCTGGACTTCGGTGGGGCCAAGACCTCGACGAACGGCACCTTCACGATCATCTTCCCGACGGCAGACGCGACCAACGCGATCATCCGCATCGCCTAAGTAAGAGGCGGAAGTGACCGATGCCGTCGTTGCCTTCCAAGGGTGGAATGCTTCTGGCGTAGGCTGGGGCGACGATCCTTGGGGTGAGAGCCTCGCGGCACTTCCGACGGGGACGGGCCAGGTTGGCTCTGTCACTATTGCGGCTGACGCCAACGTCAGCCTTACGGGCGTTTCTGCGACAGGACAGGTCGGTACCGTCACCGTTACGGCGGGGGCGGATGTCTCGGTTACGGGGCTTCAGGCAACGGGCTCTGTGGGCTCGGTCCTGGTCACTGGCACGGCCAATGTCAGCCTTACGGGGGTTGAGGGAACCGGCGAAGTCGGCACCGTTACGGTTAATGCCGGGGCGAATGTCTCGGTTACGGGGCTCCAAGCCACCGGCCAGGTTGGCTCCGTCACGATTGCCGCGGACGCTAATGTCAGTCTCACGGGCGTGCAGGCCACGGGTGCGATCGGCACGGTACAGATCGCGGGCGACGCCAACGTATCTGTTACGGGGCTGGAAGCCACGGGGGCCGTCGGCTCTGTTACGGTCACCGTCGGCACTGATGTCCTTGTCACGGGCGTCTTTGCCACGGGGGCCGTCGGCTCCGTTAGCATTACCGGCACGGGAAGCGTAACGCTTACGGGGGTTCAGGGAACCACGGCGCTTGGCGCTGTAACGATTGTTACCGAGCAAAACGTGCCTGTCACCGGGGTGTCTGCCACAGGGCAGGTTGGCTCGGTTACGATAGCCTCCGACGCCAATGTCCCCCTGGTGGGGGTCTCTGGGACGGCCCAGGTGGGATCAGTACTTGTCTGGGGCGTGATTAATGACAATCAGACGCCTAACTGGCAGAATGTCGATGACGCACAGACACAGAATTGGGTCATAGTCAACGACGGAAACACGGTGGTTTGGACTCAGATTTCGACGTAAAGGGACACTCACATGCCTAGTTCGTATTCAACAAACCTGAAGATCGAGCTTCAAGCGACCGGCGAGAACTCCGGCACTTGGGGTACGATCACCAACACCAATCTCGGCACCGCGCTCGAGCAGGCCGTCGTCGGCTACGGCAACCCGAGCTACCCCTCGGACGCCAACCTGACCTTGACCTACACGGACACCAACGCCGCCCAGGCAGCCCGTGCGCTGGTCCTAAACGTCACCTCCGCGGTCAGCCTTTCAACGACCCGCGAGCTGGTCGTCCCGACGATCCAGAAGCAGTACATCGTCCAGAACAACACGACCGGCGGCCAGAGCATCACGGTCAAGACTTCGGCCGGCACGGGCATCACGGTCCCGAACGGTCGCAAAGCACACCTTTACGTCAACGGCACCGACGTCATCTACATGGATGACTTCGTGGACATCAACGGCGGCACGATCGACGGCACCACGATCGGTGGTTCGTCAGCCGCGGCGGGTACCTTCACTACGCTTACCGCTTCCAGCATAGCCACCTTCGCTGCTGGCACCGCAGCAGCCCCGTCTATCACCACGACCGGCGATACCAACACCGGGCTATTTTTCCCGGCCGCTGACACGATTGCCTTCACGGAGGGCGGCACGGAGTCGTTTCGCGTCAATTCGTCAGGCCAAGTTGGAATTGGAACGGCATCGCCTGCGATAAGGCTGCAAGTTTCAGATGTAGACCAAGCAACGGCGCGTATCGGCATCAACAACGCAAATGGTCAGAACTACCAATTTGTTGCGGGTAACCCCGGCGCAAGTAACACCGGCTTTGCCATCTTTGACGCAACCGCATCGGCTACGCGACTGTACCTCGACTCCTCCGGCAACGTCGGCATCGGGACGAGTTCGCCTACAGAAAAACTCCATGTTGCAGGCGCATTGCGTGTTACAGGCGCACAGACAACAGCAGGAACTGGTGTTTACCTTGACCAAACTTCTGGTACGGGCGGCGTATCTGTCTACGGCCCTGATAACTCAACGCAAGGCACATTTCGTATCTATACGGCTACAGCCAACGGGGGTACTGGTAGCACAAAACTAACCCTTGACACCTCCGGCAACCTCGGTCTGGGCGTAACGCCGAGTGTGTGGGGCGGTGGCTTCAAAGCAATTCAAATGACTGCGGGTGCTTCTTTTGGGAGTCATCCAACCGTACCTCTCGCTTATGTAAACGCCAACACATTTTTTGATGGTAGTGTTAACAAGTACATTTCCAGCGCCTTTGCTTCTCGCTTTATATCTGACGGAAATGCTGGTGGTTTTGGTTGGCAGGTAGCAGCCTCCGGCACCGCAGGCAACACCATCTCGTTCACGCAGGCGATGACGCTGGATGCGAGTGGGAATTTGGGTCTTGGCGCTACGACTACGGTCGGCGGCAGACTTGTTATTACGCAAAGCAACGCCACGCAGCCTGCCATCTATTTGCCGACGGACGAAAGCACGATACAAGGGCCGGGGACAGACACGCAAATTAAGATGGGTGGCAATCTGATTTTGCAAAGCAGCAGTCAAACAACAATCTCCGCGAAAAACGCGTCAGGATTAATTGTTTTTCAAACTGGGTCAACGCCCACCGAACGCGCCCGCATCACGAGCGGGGGGGATTTGCTGGTTGGGACGACCGCCGCTCGTGCAGGCGAGTTGGTCTCCATCACCAAGAACATGACCACTAACTGGCTGTTGGAGACGGTCAACACCGCGACGAGCGGGAACATCTTCGGCAACCTCGTGCTGTTCACCGGGCAGTCGCCCAACAACGCCACCTCCAAGTTCATGGCGGGCAGCGACAACACCACCGAGCGGTTCGCGCTGCGCTCCAACGGCGGTCTGGCTAACTACCAAGCGAACGATGCCAACCTATCGGACGAGCGCGTCAAGACCGACATCAAGCCGCTTGGCTCGTACTGGGACAAGTTCAAGGCGATTGAGATTGTCGCGTTCAAGTACAAAGACCAGACGCACGACGATGACAACATCGGGGTTATCGCGCAGCAGGTTGAATCTGTTGCGCCAGAATTTGTGGACGCAGACGGGTGGGGCGAGACGCCGGAAGATGGTTTGCCGTTAAAGACTGTGTACACAACGGATATGTACCACGCTGCCATCAAAGCCCTGCAAGAAGCCATGACCCGTATCGAACAACTTGAGGCGAAGTTCGCCGCATTGGAGACTAAATAAATGACCACTATCACTTGGAACATCTCTGTCCTCGACTGCCTCCCGCAAGCCCCCGAAGGCGCGGATTATGTGATTTGTTGCCATTGGCAATGCACGGGCGTGGATGGCGCTTACACGGGGCAGGTCTACTCGACCACCTCGTTTGCCGTCGTTCAGGGCGAGGCTTTCACCCCGTATGCTGACCTC